CATAATATTTCCTTTGCAGCAGGCCCAACTACGTTGTAATTAGGCCCACGGCCTACAAGTTTAGTTTCGGGGCATAGTATTACCCCCGAAACTCGTCTTGTGTCTTAACTCGTCTTGTGATGTCAGCAATGACGTATGTACCATGTGCTATCGTAATAAAGAAGTGTTTCCTTATTATTATATTCGGCCTTTTAATCTTGCGTAGCAAGACTTCATGCCCTTAAAAGCGGGTGGGCACCGCGTAGGCCGAAGTATGGCCAACACTTCCAAAACCAAAAACACACAAGCAAAAAACTGGTGCTTCACTTTGAACAATTACAATGAAGAAGAGTATCAACACATCTGCTCTGTCCTGGAGGAGCAAGGACACTATTGGATTGCCGGTCGAGAAGTTGGCGAAGGAGGAACTCCGCACATCCAAGGGTACGTCTCATTTCCAAGACGCATGTATTTCAACTCTGTTAGGAGTCTCCTCGGCACTCGGGTCCATCTCGAAGTCGCTCGAGGTTCTTCACTCAAAAACAGAACATATTGCTCGAAGGATGGAAACTTTAGAGAGGGAGGTGAACCGCCCAAGGAGGGCAGGCCAAAAAGAGACAGAAATGATCTCGCAAGAGAATTTTCAGCTGCAATCACTGGAGGAAATGCAGGATTGGCTGCTTTCGCCGACTCCGAACCCGGAGTCTGGTACTTCAGTGGACATAACCTGCTCAGAAACGCTACCACCTTACTACGGCCGGTACTACGACCCAACATCAATGTCCTATGGATATACGGCCCACCAGGAGTAGGTAAGAGTAATAAAGCCCATGAAGATCTACCAGAAGCCTACATTAAAGAACCCAGAACAAAGTGGTGGAATGGTTACTTAGGAGAAAAAGAAGTGATAATTGATGATTTCGGTCCCGGTGGGATCGATATTAATCATTTACTTAGGTGGTTTGACAGATATAAATGTCTTGTTGAAAACAAGGGAGGGATGATTCCTTTGTTAGCAGAAACATTCATTGTAACGTCAAACTTCCACCCACGTGATATATTCAAGTGGGGTGACGAAGTCAATCCTCAGCTTCCCGCCTTGGAGAGGCGGATACAACTCATTCACATGGAATGATTCCATATGTATCAATAAAATATGTCGCCCTGCGACCTTCTATACCCTATCGCTTGCGTGAATGGCCTCCTATATCGCTATGATTATCTATCTAATGGGCCCCCGCCAGGAAAGCGTGCGAAGCACGCTTCTCCCCGCTATAAATAACCGGCTACGCAAGCAATGACGCAACCGAACCGAAGTCCCCCAATTCATTTGGCAGGATGGCATTCAAACGTGCTGCGCGTTCTACGTTCCGCGGAAGGCGCAATGTTCGTAGACGTCTTAACTTTAGAGGGCGTCGTCCCTTTGCTAGGAAGAGACGGTCTACTTACACTGCCTCTACCCGTACTTTGCGTGCTGGTAATCCCTTTGCTATGCGTGCGAAACGTATGCGGAAGCGTAATTACCGGTCGTTACTCTGGAGGAGTTCTATTCTTGATCCACATTTTAGGTCCATCTTTTCTAATGTGTCGTCACGTGTCACATCTACTGGTTTGCTTAACCAAACCATCTTCACTGATGAGTGTATGGCTAGTACTATTGGACAAGAGTTCTGGCGCACTGCCGGTGGTCTGCAGGATATTAACTATGGTCAGACTATGCCATGGGCCATAGGTACTGATAATCCTTCGTCCATCGTTATTAGAGGTGGACGGTTGTGGTGTTCCTATGCGAATAATTCAACGGATGATGTTCGTATCAGGATTCAATTGGTATTTGTGAAGCAGCAATTTAGAAGTCAGAATGACGGTGCTCAGTCTAATACATTATCGTCCTGGGTGTCTGATATATTGGCGACGCCAAAGCCTATTTCATGGGCAATGCAAGATGCTCCTGATTATTCTGAGTACTTGTATCGTCCTGTGCTGGATAAGACTATCGTCCTTAGGAATGGGGAGAATTCAGAGATATATTGGAAGATCAAGCCTGCGAAAATAGATCCTACGGCGTTCGAGCGTGCTGGAGGATGGTTTCCTATATGGATAAGTTATTTGTCTGGTAGTCTGCAGATTGCAGAGGATACTGTTAGCTTTCAGTGGGGTCATAATATTTCCTTTGCAGCAGGCCCAACTACGTTGTAATTAGGCCCACGGCCTACAAGTTTAGTTTCGGGGCATAGTATTACCCCCGAAACTCGTCTTGTGTCTTAACTCGTCTTGTGAT